GGCAGCGCTGTTTGATGGCCGGTAACAAGACGGGCAAAACCTACTCTGGTGCCATGGAGGTGGCCTATCACCTGACGGGGATTTACCCTGATTGGTGGCAGGGTGTGCGCTTTGAGAGGCCGATTCAGGCTTGGTGTGCAGGCAAGAGCCACTACGCCACACGGGACATCGTGCAAGCGGAGTTGTTAGGCGAGTCAGGCGATCCTGATGCGTTTGGGACCGGCGCAATTCCACGGGACTTGATTATCAAGACCGAGCGCAACCCCGGCGTCCCGAATGCGATTGGCTTTGCGCTGATCAAGCATGTCAGTGGTCGCAACAGCCGCTTGCAGTTCAAGTCGTACGATTCGGGTCCAGCGGCCTGGATGGGGGTAGCGGTGGACTATGTCTGGCTGGATGAGGAGCCACCCCAGGAAATTTACAGCCAGGCGCTGCGTTCTACGCTGAAGTCCGGTGGGCCGGTAGCGTTGACCTTTACGCCAGAGAATGGCGTGACGGGCGTGGTGGGCATGTTTTTAAACGAGCGCAAGGCAGGTCAGTCGTTGATTCAGGCGACCTGGGATGATGCGCCCCACCTGAGCTTGGAGGTACGCGAAGAGATCCTAGCAGCGCTCCCTCCGCATGAACGGTTGATGCGCTCCAAGGGCATCCCGATGTTAGGCTCAGGGCAAGTGTTCCCAGTACCGGAAGACAACATCAGTTGCCCGGCCTTTCCGATTCCAGAGCATTGGGCGCGGATTGCGGGAATTGACTTTGGCTTTGACCACCCTACGGCCTGTGTCTGGCTGGCTCATGACCGGGACACCGACACGGTCTATCTCTATGACGCCTATCGCGAGAAGGGCAGTGGGATGTTGCAGCACGCCGAAGCGATCAAGCACAGAGGCCCCTGGATTCCGGTAGCCTGGCCGCATGACGGTAGCATTCATGACAAGGGTTCTGGAGAGGCGCTAGCAACTCAATACCGGCGGGCAGGGATTCGCTTTCTGGGAAGCCACTTCACGAACCCGGAAGGCGGGATATCGGTGGAGCCGGGAATCATGGCGCTACTGACGCGGATGCAGACAGGGCGCTTCAAGGTCTTCAACCATCTCGACACCTGGTTCCAAGAGTTTCGGATGTACCACCGCAAGGACGGCAAGATTGTGCGCAAGGTCGATGACTTGATGAGTGCCACCAGGTATGCCGCACAGAGCCTCAGATACGCCATCACGAACAGTTTCCAGCCCAGACCTTCTGTAGCCGTGGGCAGTCTCTCAGACGGCACCTTCGACCCCTTTGACTTCTGGATCAAACACCCCACCCCGGAAAGCTATGGCCCGCTCAACTAAATTTTCTACAGACTTCAACATCCGCGAAGCGCTGAAGCGCAATCGGCAGTTTTTACTAACCGCACAGGAAACGGGTAGAACCGCACTGGCCGGTTACGAAGAGTTGGCGCCGCAGTACAACACAGCGGTACAAGCCGCTAGGGACTACCAGGGCACCGTCACTTCCAATTACAGCGCTTATCAGAAGGCTTATAATGAAGGCGTTGGTGCATTCAATACGGAACTGAAGCGCTTGAAAGGCGCATACGATTCAGCAGTAGCCAGTGTAGCGCCTTTGAAATCAGCGCGTGATGCGGCGGCTCAACAAGCAAACAATTTGTATTCTGCGTATTCTACGGCCTATTCAAGAGGCGTCACCCAAGGTCAGTCCAGTTATCAAACCGCGCTAAGCAATCTGAAATCTGGTGCCGATGCCGCTGGCACTGCTTATCAGAAATATTTGAAGCTATCAAATCAGGAAGCTAGTAAGTACAACAATTTGTTAAGCAGCGTCTATCTGTCTCCCAAGACTTACACGGGTAGCGTTCAATACGATCTAGGTGGAATCGGGGGAAATATCTATGTAGGCGGGAGCCGTGTGACGATGAGTCGCTTGAGTGAAGACACTCGCACAGGGAACCGTTACGACAGCTATTCAAACTTGTATTCTGCCATGGCTTCTGGTTCAGAAGCCAGCAGAGCGTTTATCCATCGTGGCACGGCACGCACCTATCAAGACAGCGTGTACGATCTCTACACCCGTGGGAAGCGCACCTACGCTCAGTACCAGTCGGCCGTTGCGGAAGCCCAACGCTTAACTACCCTAGCGTCGCAAACCCGCACGCAAAGTGAGACGTATTCAAAAGACGCCCAGAAGTTCTTAGGTACGTACCAAACTGAAATGGGCAAGTACAATAAGCTGTTAGCTGACAAGGACTATGTAACGCGGTATGCCCAGCAGCAATCAACCGCAGCGTTGAATACTTACAATCAGTATGTTTCCAATACCTACAACCCAGCAGCGACAAGATACAACCAAGCTTCTTCTGCAGTGACCGCTGCCGCAAACGCGTACAACCAGTATGCTGCAGACCGCTCCAAGGTTGATGCGGCCGCTTCTGCAGCCAAAAGCGTGTACGACGCCAGCGTGTCTCGCTATCAAGACTTACAGGCGGCCTATCAGGATCTGGAGCCACAGTTAAACGAATACAGCCAACAGGCGGAAACCTCGAAGCAACAGGTCTTGACGCTGGCAGGGCAGGCACCTGGGCTGCAGCGTTCGCTGGCAATAGACACCGAAGCTAGGAAGCGCGGTGACCGTCTAGGCTATCGGCGTTCTATTTTGAGCCAGGGCTACAAACGTCGTGGAGCTGCGCGTTGAAGCAGGAGTTTCGGGACGGCATCGCCAAGGCGATCAAGCGCAATGGGCATGACACGACAGTAGACGCTGTGGTGGCGGCAATCGAAGCAGGCCGTTTGCAGTTCTACAGTTCAAAAAACAGTTGCTTGGTCGGTGCTTATGAATCTGGCCCAGACGGCCTGGAAGGCTACGGAATCTATGTGGCAGGTTCTTTAAAAGAAATTATAAACGAAGTTTTGCCTGCCGCTGAAGCAGATGCCCGCAAACGTGGTGCTGTACGAATTTACCAAAACGGATTCAAGGGCTATCAACGAGTTTTGAACAAAGCAGGCTTTCGATTAAAAACCGTACTTATGGAAAAGGAGTTAGTCGATGTGTAAACCAAAAAAACCAAAGATTTTTGAAGACCTGCAACAAGCGGGTGACGATGCGCTAGATTCCGTGCAGGAAGCGGCAGACACTGAACTGACAGGGCTAACGGAAAGTTTGAAAACGGAAGTGGAAGGCTTGACCGAATCAGTCAAAACAGAAGTGGAAGGAGCTGGCAAATCGCTAGGCATGAACACCGAGCAAGACTTGATGCCGAAGATCGATGTAGACATCAATGATCTAAGCAAAATCATGCCAAATTTAAACCAAGATTTCACCAAAATCAGTTTGACAGGCTTGGCGGCAGAAGTTCCAAAAATAGGCTCTGCGATTCAACAAGGAGCGATTGATGCTGGGTCGGCATTACAGCAGAACTTGATTGCGGCAGGCTCTGCCATGCAACAGAATGCGATTGATTTTGGCAGCACCATTTCAGAAGGGCAAAGTAATCCAACCTTGGAAAAGTTGGCAAGTGGTGCAACCAAGGCAACAGAAACCAACATCGCAAGCCTGTCAGGCGGCCTAGAAACGAACTTTGAAGGAATCACGCAGACAACTGAAGACTTGGTCAGTTCCAATGTAGCAGGTATTGAAGCGCTGCCAGAAGACACAGCAGAGTTTAATGTCAATGCAATAAAAGGCTTACAGTTGTTGCTTAGTCAGTTTGATCCTTTTGGTGGCGGAGGTGGTGGCGGCCAAGCCACAGGTGGTGACAATCTAGCACCGGCACCCACGATAGGTGACCCTGACGAATTACCGATGGAGCAAGCCACTTCAAAAGCAGGTCAGATGTCCGAAGAGGAGCGGCTACGTCGAATGCGACGCCTGTTATTGAATCGCTATGGTCGTGAAGACACAATTCTTTCGGGTGGTGGCGATACGCAGAGCCGCCGAAGGTACGCCTTATGAGCGAGTTAGCCAATTCCTTGGTGCAAGAATACGAAGCGCTCAAGGGAGAGCGTGGCAACTGGGAAAACATGTGGCAGGACATTGCCGAGCTGATGATCCCAAGGCGTGCCGACTTCACCAACCGCTACCGCGCGCCGGGGGAGCAGCGGCGTGACCGGATCTACGAAAGCTCTGCCGTCCGCGCTTTAGTTCGTGCCGCCTCTGGGTTGCACAACACGCTGACGAGTTCTACCGTCCCCTGGTTTGCCTTGGAAACCGAAGACCGCGAGTTAATGAAAAACCGGCAGGTACAGCTCTGGCTGGAAGACGCGACACGGCGCTGCAACGGGATCTTCAATGCCCCCCGCAGTGGCTTCCACCAAAGCGCCCATGAGTTTTACCTAGACCTGTTGGCCTTTGGCACGGGGTGCATGTATGTGACACAGGAGCCGGGCATGGGGCCTGTGTTCAAGTCTTACTTTCTGGGCCACACCTACATCGCCGAAAACAAGACGGGCATGGTGGACAGCGTCTACCGGCGCTTCGATGACACCGCCAGAAGCCTCTACCGCCAGTTTGGCAACAAGCTCCCCGATGAGATCATCAAGGCTGCCGACAAGGAACCGTTCCAGCGCTTTGAGTTGTTGCATGTGGTCCGCCCGCGTGTGAACGCGCCGGGCAAGACTTCCAAGCAGAAACCCTTCCTGTCGATCTACATCCACCCGGAATCGCGCAAGGTGGTGCAGGAGGGTGGGTTTGATGAGATGCCTTATATTGTCAGTCGCTGGCAAAAAAACAGTATGGAAGTCTATGGGCGAGGCCCCGGCGTAGAAGCGCTGCCCGATGTGCGAATGATTAACGAGATGGAGCGTGTCGGCCTGATTGCCCTGCAGAAAGTCGTCGATCCGCCGTTGTTGGTGCCGGACGATGGCTTCCTATCGCCAATCAGAACCACCCCTGGTGGACTGAACTACTACCGCGCTGGTCTTGGGCCACAGGACCGGATTGCGCCTTTGCAGACCGGCGGACGGGTAGACCTCAATGAAGCGAAGATTGGGCAGGTACGAGCTGCGATTGACCGCACCTTCTTTTTAGACCTGCTGGAGTTACCAGGCCCCACGGCAGCCGATGGCGATGTACTGCGTTTCAGCGCCACAGAGATTGCGGCACGACAACGAGATAGGCTTTCGATTCTAGGCCCGATTGTGGCGCGTCAGGAGGCCGAAATGCTAGGGCCCTTGGTCATCCGCACCCTATCGGTGATGCTGCGCTCTGGGATGCTTCCACCGCCACCACAGGTCTTGTTGGATGCCGACTTCAAGGTGGCGTATTCCAACCCAGTGGCGATTGCGATGCGCTCTGGCGAACTGGCTTCCATCAGTCAACTGATTCAGTTCCTGGTGCCTTTTGCGCAACTGGACCCCACGGTCATTCAGCGCTTCCAGACAGGGCGGGTAGCGGAGTTGGCGGCAGAAATCCTGAAGGTCAGCCCCAGCGTATTCAAGTCTGGCGAAGAGTTGGAAGCTGAACAACGTGCGGCAGCAGAGCAGCAGGCCCAACAGCAGGAACTGGTACAAGCCAACGCGATTGCCGAACAACAAAACCTCATCAGCCAGAGCCGCCGCAATGAGTCGGTGGCCTATCTGAACGAAGCACGGGCACAGCGACAATGAGACTCAGCGAAAAGGAAAAGCGGCGTCTAGCGGACTACCGCACGGTCTTTCAAAGCGTTCATGGAGAGCGTGTGCTAGCGGATCTATGCCAACGGCATGGGATTTTTGATCCCTGTCATGTTCCAGGGGATGCGTATTCTACCGCCTATAACGATGGGCGGCGCAGTGTAGTGGTAGACCTGCTACGCTACTTAAATACCGACCTGGAGCGTCTTACCAACCTTTTAGACAGCCCTTATGGAGACTACGACCCAAGAGGCGACAGCGTCGCAGCCATCTGAAGCACCAATAGAACCTAGCCAGACGGGCTTGGCGCCCGAAGGCTCCAGCGTCAACAGCCTGGCGTTCGATCCCACCAGTCTGCCCGAAGATTTGGCGAATGAACCCAGCCTGCGCAGTTTCGATGATGTCGGCAAGCTAGCGAAGAGTTATGTACATCTAGTTAAGCGCCTGGGCGTTCCCCCGGATCAGTTAGTGCGTCTGCCCTCCAGTCCAGATGACACCGGCTGGTCTGAGGTGTATGAGCGCCTGGGCCGCCCCAATGAAGTCAGTGGCTATGAGATCAATGCCCAGGATGAGGTAACCGGCCAGTATTTGCAGGAAGCCCATAAGCTAGGGCTCTCCAAGGTGCAGGCCCGTCAGCTCTATGACTGGTACACCAAGAACCAGGAGTCCAACACCGCTGCAGACCGGGACGCCTGGCAGTACCAGCAACAGAACTACGTTCAGGAATTACAGAAGGAATGGGGGCGAGACTATGCCGCCAACACCGATGTAGCCCGCCGTGCCTTCCTGCAATTGGCGGATGCCGAAACCCTGAAACTGGTGGAAGAGACAGGCATTGGCAACCACCCAGGGCTAGTGAAACTAATGAACAAAGTAGGCCAGTTGATGGCAGAAGATGGGCTTTTGCAAAACGATGTCGGCACCAGCGGTAATGGCGGCAGAGTGGACATAGAGAGTCGTTTAAGCGAGTTGATGGCTCCTGACGGGCCATATTGGGACGGGATGCACCGCGACCACGACAGGTATGTTCAGGAGGCCCTGCGCTTGCGGGAACTGCTAACATGAACTTAGAAGAGAAGCGTGAGCTGCGCATGGAGTGCCTGCGGCTCGCAGTAGAAAATGGGACACAGGTCGATGTCAGTGATCCGATCCCACTTGCAACCACCTATTATCTGTGGGTTATATCAGACCTAGAACCGGTACAGACCGGACAGAAACCACCGCCTAGCCGTAAACGCTAGGCACAATCCCCCATGCGAGGCTGCGGTTCGGACAATCTGTCTAGACCCGTATTTCGCACCCTACCTAGAGCCTTCCTAGCGAAGACAACTCTGATTTCAGGCATGGGAACGCCGAAATTGGAGTGACTAATGTCATCGCAAATCACGACGGCGTTCGTACAACAGTACAGCGCCAACTTACAGCACTTGAGCCAGCAGAAAGGCTCACGCCTGCGCGGTCTAGTGCGTGTTGAAGCCGTTCGCGGCAAACAAGCCTTCTTTG